AAAAAGTGTTTTAAAAACACTTGACAAATACCTAAATATACCATATAATATATTATAACTAACAAAAGGAGACCTTTATGAGCGACCGAACTTACGGCCCCGAAGAAAAAGCAAAACTAGAACGTCTAGTCAAAGAAGGCGTAACAGTAATGCAAGAAGTAGAAGATTTAAACACAGGCTTAAAAGAGACTGTTAAAGCAGTTGCAGAAGAACTAGATATGAAGCCTAGTCTTATTAACAAAGCAATTAAAATTGCACAAAAGAATGACTGGGGAAATCATTATGATGCATTTGATGATTTAGAAACATTAGTAACAACGCTAGGTTATGACAAGTGAATAATATAGCAAAGTTTTGGGTAGATAGTTACACCAGTGACAAAACTGCTTTTGGCTTTGAATTAACAAGTTTTATATTCACTGTATATGCAAGTTTAACACTTGCACTTAATGCTGATAACCCAAATATGCTACTTGTATATCCAGGTTTCTTTATAGGATCAGTTACACAGTGCTATGCCGCAGTGCGCAGAGGCGCCGCTTGGGTAATGTTATTAACTGGATACTTTGCAGTAGTTAATGTGTACGGATACGGAGTTGCCGCACTATGGTGGTAAAACCTTATCAATGGTTAGCTTGGGTGGCTACAGTATGTTTACTGTCAGCCGCTACACTAGCCGCATTTAATGTTTACCCTTTGTATATTTGGGCATTCATTATCAGTAATAGTCTATGGATACTTATTGGTGTTTTATGGAAAGAGAAAAGTCTTATAGTAATGAACGCAGGCTTAACCGTAATTTACGTTGCAGGATTGTTGTTCTAATAAGTAATAACACGCTCAATGACAATTGTCGAGCATGAAGAAGGTTAAGTTGGCCATAAGCAACGCAAGGAGAAATGAATGCCATATGTAGACGCGATGTTTGATCGCGACCAAGATATCATCCGTGTCGTAGAACGCAGAGATGGTAAGAGACACTTTACAGAGTACAATGCAAAGTACACATTTTATTATGAAGATGCTAGAGGCAAGTACAAGAGTGTGTACGGTGATCCACTAACACGTATTGTATGTAAGAATACAAAAGACTTTCGCAAAGAAGTTGCTATTAATAAAGGCAAGAACTTATGGGAAAGCGACATCAATCCTATCTTTCAATGTTTAAGTGAACACTATCTGAATCAAGATGCTCCTAAGATGAATATTGCATTCTTCGATATTGAGACTGACTTTGATCCAGAGAAGGGCTTTGCTGATCCTGCAGATCCATTTATGCCTATTACCAGTATTAGTGTATACTTACAGTGGATGGAAACAATGATCTGTTTAGCAGTTCCGCCCAAGACTCTAACAATGGATCAAGCAAAAGCAGAACTTGAAGGCATTGACAATGTAATGTTGTTTGAAAAAGAAGGGGACATGATTGACACGTTCTTAGACTTAATCCAAGATGCTGATATCCTAAGTGGTTGGAACAGCGAGGGTTACGATATTCCCTATACTGTAAACAGAACCATGCGTGTATTAAGCAAAGACGACACACGTAGATTCTGCTTGTGGGGGCAATTGCCTAAGAAGCGTGAATACGAAAAGTATGGGAAGCAAGCTGTTACATTTGACCTAGTAGGTCGTGTACACTTGGATAGTTTAGAACTGTATCGTAAGTACACATATGAAGAACGGCATACATATCGGCTAGATGCTATTGGTGAAATTGAAGTAGGCGAAAACAAAGTGCCATATGAAGGCACACTTGATCAACTGTATAACAACGACTTCCGCAAGTTTATTGAATATAACATACAAGATACTGCACTACTTGACAAACTAGATAAGAAACTACGCTTTATTGATCTTAGTAATACTGTTGCACATGAAAACACTGTGTTACTACAAACAACTATGGGTGCTGTTGCTGTTACAGAGCAAGGGATTGTTAACGAAGCACACAACAGAGGCTTACAAGTTCCTAACAGACGTCCACGTGACGACACTGAAAACACACAAGCCGCTGGTGCGTATGTTGCATTTCCAAAGAAAGGCTTGCACAAATGGGTAGCGTCGATGGATTTGAATTCGCTGTATCCTAGTGTTATTCGTGCAATGAATATGGCTCCAGAAACTATTGTAGGACAAATACGTCCTGAAATATCAGAAGCCCGTGTACATGAAGATATGACTCTAAAGAAAAAGTCATTTGCAGGTAGTTGGGAAGGACGCTTTAGTACTGAAGAATATGAAGCAGTTATGGATCAACGTAGAGACGTTTCTCTTACAGTTGACTGGGAAGATGGCCGTACTGATGTATTAAGCGGTGCGGAAATGTATCAGCTAGTATTTGATAGTCAAATGCCGTGGATGCTTAGTAGTAACGGTACAATCTTTACAACTGAGTTTGAAGGTGTTATTCCTGGACTACTAAAGCGTTGGTATGCAGAACGTAAAGATATGCAGAAGATGTTAAAGAAAGCAAAGGATGCAGAAAACAGCGCAGAAATTGAATACTGGGACAAGCGACAGTTAGTTAAGAAAATTAACTTAAACAGTTTGTATGGTGCTATTCTTAACCCCGGCTGTAGATTCTTTGATAAACGCATTGGACAATCGACAACACTAAGCGGCAGAACTATTGTTAAGCATATGTCAGCGGAAGTAAACAATTGTATCACAGGTGAATATGATCATGTCGGTAAGGCAATGATATATGGCGATACTGACTCTTGTTACTTTAGTGCTTGGCCTATGCTAAAGGACGATGTTAACAGTGGTAAACTTGAATGGAATACTGAAAAAGCAATTTTGTTATATGATCAAATCTGTGAACAAGCAAATACTACGTTTCCAAAGTTTATGATGGAGGCATTTCACTGTCCAAAAAGTCGTAGTGATGTTATTGCCGCAGGTAGAGAGATTGTTGCAAAGTCAGGCTTGTATATTACTAAGAAGCGTTATGCGGCACTAGTAGTAGACAACGAAGGCTTTAGAACAGATGCTGATGGTGTAGGTAAAGTAAAGGCAATGGGCTTAGACTTACGTAGATCAGACACGCCTGTGTTTATGCAAGACTTCTTAAAAGAACTGTTGACAATGGTACTTACTGATGTTCCTCAAAAAAATGTGCTAGATCGTATTACAGAATTCCGCAAGGAGTTTAGTGCAAGACCTGGTTGGGAGAAAGGTTCACCTAAACGTGCAAACAAAGTAGGTCACTACAGACGTTTAGAAGAAAAGCAAGGAAAAGCAAACATGCCTGGGCATGTACGGGCAAGCATTAACTGGAATACGCTGAAGCGTATGAACGGTGACAAGTATTCGCAAGAAGTTGTTGACGGCATGAAAGTTATTGTTTGTAAACTAAAACAAAATCCACTAGGATACACAAGTGTTGCTTACCCAACAGATGAATTGCGTATCCCAGAATGGTTTAAAGAATTGCCATTTGACGATGCGGCTATGGCAGAAACAATTATTGATAACAAACTAGACAACTTGATTGGTGTGCTTAACTATCCACTAGAAGATACAAAGTCACATACAACATTTGGTAGCTTGTTTGAATTTGGAGACTAATATGAAGATTAAAGTTGAGTTAGAACTTGATACTGTTCGAGACGCTGACGAGATTGAAGCACTTATAGATATTATTGAATCTATAAGAAACAGAGATTACGAAGAAGTGGAGTAAATTTAACAAATGAGTAGAGTAGGATTTACCTGTAGCACGTTTGATTTGTTACACGCAGGACATTTGATTATGTTACGTGAAGCAAAAGAACAATGTGATTATCTTATATGTGGGTTACAGGTTGATCCAAGTATAGATAGAAAAGAAAAGAACGCACCAGTACAAACAGTAGTAGAACGTTATACACAACTAAAAGGTGTTGAGTATGTAGATGAAATTATTCCATACGGCACTGAAGAAGATCTAGAAGACATCCTTAGTATGTACCCAATTGATGTACGCATACTAGGAGAAGAATATCGCGACAAGGACTTTACAGGCAAGGATATTTGTCGTAAACGTGATATTGATTTACACTTTAACAAACGAGATCATCGTTTTAGTTCAAGCGATTTACGGAGAAGAGTTTGTGAATAAATTTATATTTGACGTCGACGGTACACTAACACCCAGTAGACAACCTATTGATAAAGACTTTGAAAAGTTCTTTTACGATTTCTGTTTAGGCAATGAGGTATACTTAGTTACTGGTAGTGACAAACCTAAAACTGTAGAACAGATAGGTGAGAAAATATACAACAGGTGTAGACGTGTATATCAATGCAACGGAAATGATGTTTGGAAAGGCGAAGAAAACATTCGAACAAATGAATGGACACTGCCAGACTTAGCAAGGACATTTTTAAAAAATTGCCAGTACGAAAGT